GAATAAGAAATTATAATTAATGTACAATAATTAATAAAGAAAATGACAAACACTACATGGAAAAATCTACCAGAAGATTACAGCAACATTTTCGGTTTCGTTTACATAATAAAATGCAATCACCCAAATGCAATTAAAAAATACTACATAGGATGTAAACAATGTCAAAAAAGAATTAAGAAAAAACCACTAAAAGGTAATACCAGAAATAGAATACAATACAAAGATAATGATGTTGAAAAATATTGGGGATCTTCTAAAGAATTATTAACAGATATTGAAAAATATGGTATAGAACATTTCACTAGAGAAGTAATACAATTATGTGACTCTAAGTTTGACATGAAATATTCAGAATTACAATTTCAATTATTATCAAATTCATTACTTGATGAAAGGTTCTATAATGGGATAATCAATATCCGTCTTTGTTCTCCAAAAAATTACATTGACAAACCACGATCCATTGATATGTTGGGCTTATGATTCGGATCTCACAATACAATAGTTACATTTTTGATGATTTGGAATTAATTTTCAAACAAACAAATATGCAATTTTATAGTTACAGTTTAGAAATTGGTATGGAAATAAATTTATCAAATAAAAATCAAAAAACTATATACACTCATTTTTTTATAAAACAATTATGTCAAAGAATCCAAACAATTAAAGAAAAGGTAATATTTTTTATTAATGAATTTTCCTTATGTGAAATACATAAACAAATAATTAAAAAAATAAAAAAAATCTTTGGATTTAGAATATGGATAGCACCGTATTCGTTGAATGTTTTCCGACAATTGTTATCAGAAAAGGATTCTAAGGTAGTGGAAGAATTTGAATTATTTCTAAATGTGGACAGATCCCTAAAATCATTTAGACAAATTAAGAAATATCTTGAAAAGGAAGGATTTACCAACTTATCAGATTCCTATTTCCAAGATATAACAAATAAAATGTTAATTGTGTGTTAAAATAAAGGTTTTATTTCGGCTGCACTTACATGAGATGATCCTTGTATTTCCGATAACGCTGTTAATCGGAAATATCTTCCCTGTTTTCTGGATTTATTATTGTATAATATCTTTTCAGAATTATTATATAGGGTAAATTCCCCTTTAAATGCCAATCCCCAATTAATTTTATCATTACTTACATGAATCTGATATTTTCTAAGATGGTTTAAATTAGTAGTTACACCCTGTTTAGGAAGATACGACCAACCTTTAATAGATTTAATAGATCCTAAATCTATTATTAAAATATAGGGAAATTTAGAAGATGGGTCTACTATATTAGTAGACCAATAGGTTGTAGGGATTCCATCAATAGCAAAAATAGGTTCATATCCTCTTAACGTAGAATTACAATCCACGATTCCATATCCAGATTGGGATAGTGGATATGGAATCGTTACTGAATTGGATAATAATGATTCCAATTCAAAAGTATTATAAGCGGTTACAGCATATATTGTTCCCCCATAAGTTGATATTGTAGCTGAATTAAATTCAGTTACTAATACCAATGTTCTTGTGTTGGTGATATCATACAATTTATATCCACTTATATTAGTTTCAGGATTATAATCCCATTGTAATATCTTTTCCATAGGATTAGCAAAAGAAAACGATAGCATGGTTAAGTAAATTATCAATGTTAAAAACACTTCCATACTGATATTTAATATCTTTCAATATAAATCACTAATATGAGATAAATAACAATATGAGCAAGTTTTTAAACTTATGTGAGGAGTTTGATCCCAAAAATACTAGTGATCCCAAGTGGGAATTGATTGATTTTCTCAAATCAAAGGGAATTAATGTATCATTGGTAAGAAATACGGACATGTTATATGTTGATACTGGATCACAAACCATTGCTATCACAGTTTCACAACCGGAAGAAGAAGCTGAAAGTATTAATGCTGGAACCGGAACCTATGAAGTTGATCAAGAAGTGGAAAATCTTGGAAATAAAGCCAATAGTGGACTAAGGGGATTAGCTGCAAAAGCTTGGGGAACACCCGCGCAAAAAGCTAAAACTGCGGTAAAAGACAGACAACGAGTTGCTGGGCAAGCAGTCGATGCTTATGAAAAAGGAACCCAAAGAATTCAAAAGGGTCTTCAAGCAGTAAAACAATCAGCCATTAAACAAACTTATTAATATGGAATCAAAAACACTTAAACTAATAGATAACTATCTAAAAATCATAGCAGAACAGGGAGAAGACCCCTCCATGCAACAAGAACAGCCAATGGAACAACCACAAGACGTTCAGGATGCTGTTGATCCAAATGCGGGATCAACTGAAGATGAAACCATGCCATTAACATCCCAAGGAGAAGATAAATACATTGCCGATTTAATTGATGCTGCATTATTTGAGCCTTCTTCTGAAGAAGCGACAACCCTTTTAAATCTACAAAACGTCATGCAAATGAAGAGATTTAAAAATGCCAGAGAAGAAGTTTTACCTTTACTGTTGTCAATTATATCCTCGGAAACACAAGCAGGAGATATTAAAAAAGATTTAAGTAGCATTTAATTAAATAAAGATATGAGAAGTTTTAGAAAGAGAGAAAGTCAATTGATGTGGGAACGCTATGTCGATCCATATACAGTAACTCAAACCCCAGAAGATCAAGAAATGGATATGGTTACTGATGATCCTATGTTGGGAAACGAGGATGAATCAATGGCAGTATTAGAATTAGACACTGGATCAGATCTTGAAACTAGTGAGGGTTGTAATGAAGTGATCTATTCCGATATTAAAAAACTCGCGGAGTATTCCCAAAGGATTCTTGATATATGTAAAGAAACCGAATTGGAACCTTGGATGCAAGCAAAACTCGTAAAGGCATCCGATTATGTTTCCGATATATGGCACAGACTTGATGCTGGCACAGACTTTGCAAATACAGGATTTGAACAATCCGATAATATTTCCCTTTAATGAATGAGAAGTTTCACACAATATTTCGTAGAAAAAACCATATTAGGTCTTGAAGAAACTATCTATATCGATGGGGTTGGACAATTACGCGCAAAATTAGACACTGGAAATGGAGCATTTAATGTATTACATGGAGAAGATATTCAACAAGATGGAGAAATGGTACGTTTTACTACAGAAAATGGTGTGGTCTTGGAGAAACCTATTTCTGATCATATCACGATCAATCTAGGTGCAGGAAACAAGGAAGACCGTCCAGTAGTTTTACTAAATGTGAAAGTGGGTGATAAGATTTTTAGACAAATTCCATTTTCCATAGGAAATAGATCAGAAAACAGTCATAAGGTTTTAATTGGTAAAAACTTTATACAAAAAGAATTGGATGCATTAATTGATGTAAGTCTTTCCGATGTGGCCAAACAGAATATAGAAGTATGAAACAATTATCACAACAGGAATTATTAAATGAAAAGTTTTGGGATTTTTTCAAACCTTCAAAAAGCCCTATTTTAAAAGGAATGGGTAAAGTAGCTAAAATGGGTTCTGGTGCTTTCATGGGTGCGACCAAGGGCATAGCTAAAGCTTTGGAGTATGTTGCACCTGAAATTACACAACCATTACATAGATTTGAAGCGGGTATGAGAGATATTGGTGATGCCACCAGAAGAGGGTATGATGTTGGATATGGGGGACTGAAAAAGGAATATGGAGATATTCTTTTGGATGCTGGATATGTAATTGATGATAATATTGGAATAGTTGGTTCAGGTAAAAACAAAGTAGCGGTTGGTTATAGAATTATTGGTAAAGATGGAAATGGAAAACCAATTCCTGATCTTAGTAAACAACTTAGTTTCTTGATTGATAAGGATGCTAATGTTAAGATTATTAAAACTTCAGCACAAGACACTTCATCCATAGGTAATGTTACCCCACCAACATTTAAAAAGGCTAAATCTAAGAAACAGAAGATGAATAAGCCCAAAGTAGTAAAAACTCCTTGACAAGTTATAATCAAGTGATACATTATTGGTATGGATATATCAATAGTAACACAATCAGATAAAAATTTTAGAATCCTTCAAACCAATTTTGGGGAAAGAACAGTCTTACCAAATGAAGAAACTGTAAAGGTTGAAGATAAAACAGATACCGAACTTCTCATAAAAAATGAGAGTAAATTAAAGGAAGATAATCTGATTAAATCTAAAAAACTTGGCGATGTGTATATCGCAACAGACGGAGAGCGTTCAGCTATTGGAAAAACTAAAGAAGATGCCGTTGAGGGTGTAAAAGAAGCCCAAGAAACTACATCAAATGCCGCTCCCTTGGAAAATTCAAGTAAAGGACACCCATTTGATCCATTTGGTGGAACCTCTTGGGAGGGTAAAGGAAACAACTTCAATTAAACACTCAAAACCTGAGTGATATGTTTCAATAATGGGGATCTAACGATATCAGATACGTCAAATTTTTGACAATGTATATTGTTTTTACTTGAAAAAGGAGTATTAAATAATTTATATACCTCCTCAAATCCCGAATTAGATATATCCTTTTGTTTGGAGTCCCCACAAATTATATATTTCGTGTTTCTTCCAAATCTGGTTAAAATAGTTGTTAATTCTGATCGTGTAGCGTTTTGAGCCTCATCAAAAATAACAAGGGAGTTGTTAAATGTGAGTCCCCTTGCAAAGTTTACAGGAATTGCCTTTATATATTCTTGTTCGGTTAATGACATAAATGTTAATTTATCTATTATTTCTAAACATTTTTCATTTAAAACCATAGTGTAAGCTGCAAATTTCTCATTTTCATCTCCTTTGAGATATCCCATTGATCTGGAAGCACTTTCAATCACAGTTCTAATATATATAATTTTATCTACTTTTCTATCCTTTAATAATTCTAAAGCAGTATAAACAGCAAGATAACTCTTTGCAGAACCAGCAGGACCATCAAGAAATATCATATTTGTCTTCTCTCCCTGAGACAAATAGTAGAATGACGTTTGATTGTCGGTTAATGGAAATTGTTTTTTTAATGTTATACTAGAACAGTCGAAATTCTTTTTGTATGTTGTTTTGAATTCATCAGTTATATCCAACTCTTTCCTCTTACGAGGTGCGCGTTTTGTTGTCATTCATTATTATTTAATCAAATTTATCCAATTGACAAATTAAAATAAGATGGTATATATTATTTTATGAGAATAGCATTTTCTGGAGCAGCAGGGGTTGGAAAAACTACATTAATATCTAAGTTTAAAGAGAGGTGGTCAATGTATTGGTCGTCAGCGAAAACATATAGAGATGTGATCAAGGAGAATAATTTAAGTCATTCCTCCAATACTAATGATGAAACCCAATTAATAATTCTCAATTGGATGATGGAGACATTGAAGGATAATTCTCATATAAAGCACTCTGTATATGACAGATGCCCACTAGATAATTTAGTATATACCTTACAAGGAAATGCATTAGGAAAGATCAGTGATCAAACAACTGCCGCTACAATATCCTTTGTGAAGGAATCCATGAAAGATTTGGATATTATCTTCTGGATAAAACATAATCCCGCTATAAAAATAGTAAAAGATGATTTAAGAGATGTGAATGAGGAATATATCAAACAAACCGATCAAATTTTCCAAGGATTATTTGATCAATATATGGAAAATCTGGAATATGATGTGTTTTTTCCTAAAGATGACTGTCCCGCCTTTATTTGTATTGATAACAGTTTTCTTACTATTGATGATAGATTGATGTTTATAGGAGAATTTATCGATTATAAAGGGGATCTAATCGAAGGTGATAGTATTTTAGACCCCGATAACTTGGAAGTTTTAGAACAAATGGTTAAAGATCAGGAACGAGAAGTTGAAAACGAGGATAGAATCAATAAAATTGTAAATGAATTTAAAAAATGAAACCCTTTACTGGATTTTATTATAAGTTAATATCGGAATCACCTTTACGCATAGGTGATGGTGATGATTATTATTATAATAAAGAATTTGATGAATTGTCTTTAAAATATAAGGAAATTATTGAAAATCCTGAATCTTTTAAAAACGTGTTCACGTTTGATACGAATCCTCCATTATTCTTATATGAAGAAAAAGATGGAAATGATGTTGTTTGTTGGGCGGTTCCGACAAACAACAATTTTGTATATGCTTATGTGGCTTATGAAATTCAACCAGATGGTGGAGTTATAACAACGTCAGTGTTTAACGATAGAAAATTTCCAGCGGTGGCTTACAGAATATATCAAGTTTACTTATTGAATAAATATAAGTATATTATGTCCGATGGTAGACATACCGATAGGGGTGAGTCTTTTTGGAGAAAACATATTTATTCAGGGGTATCGGACTCCTCCAAGCGAGTATGTATATGGGATAAATCAACTGATACTAAGGTTATGGATATAACCATTCCAAATCAAGTGAACCAGTTTTATTCTACCTATAAAGATTACGAAAAATTTAGAATTAAAATTGAAAATATATGATTAAAGAGAAAGAAACCATTGGTGTTGGTATTGTCACCACCGGAACAAGAGTCGAGCAATTCAAAAAAGCTTTTGGTTTTTTTGCAGTTGTTCCAGATGAAGTTAAAGAATTGGTGGTAGTTATTGACGGACCAGACACCAACAATTTAAAAGAGTGGTGTTTTAAAACCATTAAAGGTAAGTATCGCTTAAATGTAATCATAAATGATGAAAATATTGGAGTTGGTAGATCTAAGAATAAACTCTTAAAACATCTAATGGATAAAGGATGTCAACATCTATTTTTAGTTGAGGATGATATCTACGTTAAGGTGAGTTCTGTTCTTAGAAAGTATATCGAAACATCTAAAATAACAGGAATCCAACATCTAAACTTTTCCCAACATGGCATGATGAATAAATCATGGCCGGGGGGTTCCCCCAATCCACGTATTATCATTGATTATGGTAAAGTGAAATTACCATTATATCCTCATTGTGTTGGAGCATTTTCATATTATTCTAGAAAGTGTTTAGAAACAGTTGGTTATATAGATCAACGTTACTATAATGCATGTGAACATGTGGATCATACCTTAGAAGTTATTAAAAGGGGTATGCATCCTCCGTTTTGGTATTTCGCTGATATTGAAAATTCATGGGAATATTTAGGTGATGAAGAATGGTCTAGAGAAAAATCCACAATTTCATCCAATCCCAACCACAATCAAATGATGCAAGATGCTGATGTTATTTTCAGAGAGAAGCATGGATGTGTTCCGGGTGAAGTTAAATTACTTGGAATTGAAGAAGTGGGTAAACAGTTAAAGGAAATAAAGAAAACTTATGAATGATTTATCTATTGTGGTTTGTAACCATGACACACCAAATCTGATCCATAATTTATTTACTTCTATTACAAATTTATGTGTATATATTCCACAAGCTTTAGTAATAAGTACTGGAAAATTTCCTCTAATGGACCCACTTAAACCATTATCGAAGAATTATTACCTACCACACACTTCTCATGGAGAAGCGGTCAACGAAGCATTCAAACTGGTGAAAACCAGATATATGTTATTGGTTGACTCAGATATATTATTTCTCAAAGATTTTTACGACCCCTATGAAAAATTTAAAGAGGGAGGATTTGCTTTAATGGGTGAAGTTGTTGGTGATCGTGGTGGTAAATCGTTATATCCAAGAGTAAATCCTTGGTTTTGTTTCATGGATTTGGAACAACTCAAAGATCATGATATTAAATTTTATGATCATTATAGAACTAAGATGTTGATATCTGAAAAAATATATGATATTGGGTCAACTATGTTTGAAGATGTTATAAATGCTGGATTAACTGTTGCTGATGTTAGAATGGAAGAAAAATATTTCAAACATTACGAAGGTATGTCTTGGAGAGTTCAAAAATATGATCCAGATAATGGAGACACTGATATTGATATCGGTGGAACTCATGATAATAAAGACTTATATGAATATGGACTTAAGGTTAGAGAACAGTATGAAAGGGACGTTGCGAATTTATGAATATTTTGAACGAATATTTTGATAAAATTTATTGTATAAATTTGGATAGACGACCAGATAGGTGGTCAGAATGTGAAGAAATTTTTAATAAAATGGATTTAAAAGTGGAAAGATTTTCCGCTTGTGATGGTCAAACTATAGATACTGGATATGGTAAAGTCTACAACGGTGAACTAGGTGGAACTATAACTCACACTAGATTATTAAGACAAATAAAATATGATGGAATGGATAAAGTTTTAATACTGGAAGATGATATTGAATTCTGTGAAGATTTTTTCACAAAGTTTGAACTAATATTAAAGCAACTTCCTTATAATTGGGACTTATTTTTCTTTGGTGGTAATCATACGGGTGGATATCAAATGGTATCCGAAAATATTGGAAAGGTGTATAGAACATTAGCCCTACATTCCTATGCCGTCAGACAAAAATCTGTCGATGTGCTATACGAAAATATGATAAACTTTGTGGGACACACGCTATGTTGTAATAAACAATTACCACCGTCTGTAGCCGCTGATTTTTACATGGCGAAAGTTCAACCAATGCTAAACAGTTACAGTATTTTTCCAAATTTAACATGGCAACGTGAATCTTTTTCGGATTTACAACAAGATGTAATGAACTACGATTTTTTAAAATGACACCTAAAAAAATATATTGTGTGGATTCTATATTTTCACATGCTAATCATATATCCGTTCCTGAAAATAATGTCAGGAAATCAAAGGATATGGTTTGGGATTTCCATGTTCCTTCGAAAACCGATGAGATTGTTGTTTATACGGAATCATCATTCGGTAAAATAAATGATGATATCCCAAATAGAATAGCTTGGCTGATAGAATCTCCAGAAATTACAAAAACAGAACACGAATGGATCATGTATAATCATGATAAGTTTATATATGTGTTAACACATAATAAAAAGTTATTAGATATTGGAAAGAATTTTGTTTTTGCCCCATTGGGAGGATGCTGGTTATGGGATGATGAAATTCAAATTTATAATAAAACTAAAAATATCAGTATTATTTCTTCTTGGAAAAGTCAAACTGATGGGCATAAACTCAGACATGCGGTAATATCTAAATTTGGGTCATATATGAATATATACGGTAATGGATACAATCCGATAAAAAGGAAAATAGAAGGATTGAAAGACTATAGATTTTCGGTTTGTATAGAAAACACAAAACAAGATTATTATTTTTCTGAAAAACTAATGGACTGTTTTCTATCTGGAACAATTCCTATTTATTGGGGATGTCCATCAATAGGAAAGTTCTTCGAAATGGATGGTATATTAAGTTTTGATAACCTAGATCAACTCAATGATTTAATATCTAAATGTAATTCTGAATTATATAATGATCTTTTACCTTACGTGAAAGAAAATTTTAAAAAGGCTCATGATTATATCTTAACTGAAGATTGGGTAGTTAGGAATAATATATTATGAAAATCGATAAAATTATATTTACTTCATCTGAGGAATATAGTGGATATTGGAATTTAAATTCTAAGGTGTGTAAAGAATTTTTAGGAATTGAACCTGTATGTTTTCTTTTCGGAAAAAAGAAAAACACAGACATGAATGAAAAATATGGGGAAGTAATAGAGAAAGAATTTGTTCCCACTCTTCCAAAATTATTACAAATAACATGGTATAAATTTTTCCACACAATGTCTGAACCAGAAACGACTTGGATGATTGGTGATATAGATCAGATACCCCTACAGCGAAAATTATTTATAGATGATATTCAAAATATACCAGATAATCATTATGTCCATTTGAACTATGCATATATTCCCCAGATGAGTAATGGAAAGCCCGATGATGCATGGATGATTATGGGAGGAAATATAAGAAATGGAGCAGATTTAGCTGGACACCATCATGTAGCTAAAGGTAAAGTATTTGAAAAATGCCTACAATTTAGATCTTCTGTGGAAGAAGATATTGAATATATTGTAAAGGAAAATAAATACGGTTTGGGTATTACTGAACCGGGATGGAATAAAGATGATCCAGAAAAACTTTATTGGTGTGCTGAAGAAAATTACTCATCCGAGATATTATTCAATACTATTATTGAGGAAAGATTAAACCCTTTTACTGGATTATATTATAATCTATCTAAAGATACCATTGATAGATGGAGAATGGTAAATAATAATTATCTATATAATTTAGAAAAATTAAAAACCCACAGTTATGTTAATATTCACTGTGCTAGAGATTATAAAGCCCAAGAGGAAAGCTTAATAAATATATTAAAAATAGCCAATATTATATGAAGAAAATTATAACATTATCGGGTCATAGTCAAAGATTTTTAGATGAGGGATTTACTATAAAACCTTTAATTAAAATAGGTAAAAAATATATAATTGAATATGTGGTTAATTCTATTCATGAAAAAGAGGAAGACGATTTCTCTAATTATATTTTTATTGTTAAAAAAGACGATATTGATAATTATGATATCGATAAAACATTGGTTAAATTATTTAAAAATTGTGTGATTAAAAGTATACCTTCACATAAAGAAGGTCCAGTGTTTTCTATATTATCTATAATAGATGATGTATGTGAAGATTCTGATGAAATATTAGTTTCATACTGTGATTTACATATTAATTGGAATATTTTAGAATTCATAAATTTTGTAAGAACTGGTAATCACGATGGGAGTATAGTCTCACATAGAGGATTTCATCCCCATAGAATACATAATAAGTATTTTGCATATATGAAAGTTGATGGTGATTATATGATACAAATACAAGAAAAGAAACCATTTACCGATGATCCAGAGTCAGAATATGCATCTGGGGGAATATATTATTTCAAAACCTGTAAAATACTTAAACATTATTTTATGGATTTGATAAACAGTAATAAAAGAGTAAATAATGAATTCTATGTTACTATGACGTATAATAAAATGATAGAAGATGGTCTAAAAGTATCTCATTACGATTCAAAAAATTATGTTTGTTTAGGAACTCCTATGGATGTAATTATATTCTCATCATCTTTAAATTTATTAAAATACTTTACATCTTACTCGGATATTGAAAAAATATTAAAATACTTTAATTCAAATTACCATTCTTATAATTTATGATTCCTAAAAAAATACATATGATATGGTTGGGATCGTCCTTACCTGAAAAATTTAATAAATTGATTGATAGTGTTAAAACTGTTAACTATGATTATGAATTTATTCTTTGGTCTGATGACAACATAGACTTTAGACTTGAAAATAAGGAACTATTCGACAATACTAATAATCTTGGAAGTAAATCTGATATATTGAGAATGGAAATCCTTAATATATATGGTGGAATATATATGGATTGTGATTTTTATCAGTGTAAAAAATTTGATGATCTTTTGAATTATGATTTTGTAATCGGATCAGGTTTGAAAAATGAATTATGGAATGGGTTGATGATGGCAAAACCAAATAGTGAGATAGTTAGAGCATATCTTAAATCTATCGAAACAAATATTCCAAACACTGAAGATATAATGAAAGCGACAGGTCCATATAGAATGAAAAAGGTTTTCGATCAAAACACATTCACTGAAAACTTTAAAATATTAATAGGTGATTATTTCTATCCATTTGACGCTAATCAAAGATTCAGAATTCGAAACATTACAGAAGAAGATATCGATTTTTTTTCAACTTATAAAACAGATAATACGTATTGTATTCATTTACATACTTGTTCATGGCAATAAAAATATGGAAATACGAGGAGAATATTTTAAAGAATTAGAC